CATTCATAATTTCATCAGCGCGAATCAACTTTGCGATATCGTCTTCCGATACTCCGCCAGCTACCTGTTTATGAATGCGGCCACCCTTCTTAGCAGCCATTGGAGAAATACCTGCACGAGGTTTAGTCAAAACATTGTTAGGAACAATTGCTGCGCCGGGACGAACAGAACGACGTGGCATAACTGTTGGCATATTGGATACGTTAGGAATCCCACCCATTGCCTTATGTTCACGTTTTGTTTCTTTGTGTTTAGCCTTGCCACCGCGCTTCATGCCGCCGATTTTCTTAACGCCAGCGCGTTCATCGTTAGCCATCTTGTCATCGCGGTTGATAAACCCATCCACCGACATTGCGCGGCCACCCTCTTTACGGGCTTTGCGGTCAGCGCGCTTTTTAGTGTGNNCACCCAAAACCTTGCCGCCAGACTTATACTGGCGCTTGCTAACTGGACGCATGCCGTTTTGCTTATCGGCTTCAAGCATGTCAGGCGGCGACCATGACGAAGAATCCACCTTGGTATGTGGTTCTCCGCTCTGAATATTCTTCAAACGGCGCTCTGCGGCTTCACCTGCGGCTTTACGATATTCACGCATTGACTTGCTCCAATACTGCAACGACGCAGCTATTTTGACTAAACATTATCTTATTTTACCCGTTTCGACAACAGACATTTAATTCCCAAAAAGCAATCTTAAAGCGTTAGCTACAGCATCATTGTGCCCTTGGTGCTGTCTTGGCACTCCGCCACGCGCTACCGGAGTTGGCGCAGGCTGCTTTAATACATTAGTATTATAGTAATTTAGATCGGCCCCTTGTGCGCCACCTATAATGTCTTGAATTAGTTTGGNTTTATTACCAAACGATTNGTTCCCCAGCGAAAGTTGGTTGCCCCAATACTGGTCATTAATAGGGTCATAAGCGCGGCCAAAATTGGTTTGGTAAATGTTGTTTAACGTGGGATCAACATATGCTTTCCCCACCNCAGGAGANGTTGTGGAGCCGGGATACGTAGCGGGTGTAAAGGTCGTTGCCCCCAACGGATCATAATATGTCGATGCCGAACCTGCCGCCGTCCCTGTATTGGATGGTGGTTTATATACCGCTAAATTAGGTTTAATGTCATATTTTGGTGTTGTATCAGCAGATGCTCCTGCTGTCGTTGACGCTGCTGCCGTTGACGCCGCTGCATCCGCCGCGTCATGGCCACTGCGATCAAATGGGCCTTTTTGTTCATTAAAACCTAAAACTGTTTTTAAATCATTTGCTTTTTTACCAGAATAATCCGATACGCCGCCAGTATCAGAGCTGCTATTCCCTAAGCCGGGATTGCTAGGGTTGATCGGCAAATAACTTAATCTTTGTGCTTCATTTGTAGGCGTTGGGCCAAATATTTTTTCTAAGAAACCACCAATTCCACCGCCACTATCACCACCGCCTTCGGAGTCATCAAATTCCATTAGTCCCGTATGAGGGTTGGTTTTGCCAGATCCGCCATGCGCTTTAAGAAGTGCAGCCTCTTTAGGATTAATGTGAGCTAAAATAGAATCATTGCCGCGGCCCATAGATTGGGCAATATGCAAGGCGTGATGGATATCATCGTCTGCTACGGATCCGCCATGTGCATACGGAGGCAAATTCATTGCCAGCCGCTGCTGTCTAATCACATCTGGATCCTCAGTGCTGCCGGTAAATGAGTATCGAGGGTCTCTACCTTGCTTTGNGCCGCCAATTATTGCCTTAACAATGTCGGCTTTGGCCATTTGGTCGTTTAAATCTGCGGGTCTTGCTATCGGAGTAGGGACATTGCTGGCATATGCCGTTGGTTGGGCGGCATTAGAATCAAACCCACTAGATGCAAATTGCCCAAGTCCTTGATCCTTGCCAATCAAATTAGCTAATGCAAGCCGTTTCTCCGTAGCAGGGATCCCAGCACCTTCATAATTGCNAGTAATTGTGTTTATTTTATCCNCTACACTGCCCGGCGTAGTTAATGCTGCGGCTGTCGGACCATAACCGCCACCTAAAGCCTCTTTTAATGCATATCCAAGCTGTTGTTGTGCTGTTGTGTTAGATAATGCAGCTATTTTGTCTGCTTTTGTTACAGGTGCCGNGCCTTCAGGATTCATTGCAGCAAAAAATTCTTTAGCGCGTGGCCCCGTCCATTGGGCTAATCCATAACCGCTGCCACTTACGGCCTGCGGATTAAATGCTTCGCCTTTATACGTGCTTTCATAGCCTAAATTGCCCAAAAATGCTCTTGCACCTTCTGGCGACAATTGTTTCCCAACCAATTCAGGATAAGACATACCAAAAGCTGTGCTTGGATCTTGCGTAGCACTCATAACAGTGCCCTCGTAAGGGTGGTCAAGCCGTTGTTGGGTGTATTCCCTAATGTCTTGCGGCGCTTTAACGTCAGTCACGCCAAGGCCCGCCGCGTCACCCGTATTAAATCCTTGCCCAAAACCAAAACGGCTAACATCAGCCGTTGCTGTGCCCTCTGGCAAACCACGGTTCATTTGACCATCTAATATGGATTTAGCCACGTCATCACTGCTATCGCTGCTATCGTTTTCGTGTGTTTCATTTTCGTGCATTTCATTTTGATGGTCTCCATCTGACCCGCCATCTTCGTAATGCTTACGGTTCTTTTTCTTTGTAGTTGTTTTGGACAACCGCAGAGCATGCTCAATGTCGTCAATATCCCCTCCAAGAGCGCGATGAGTGCGGTTCCAATTTTGCAATTCTTGTAATGAGTTGGGCATATCAATTTTCCGTTCATCGTACAGGATAGACGTTGGGTCGTCTGATGCCCTTACCATAGGCTTGGGTGCAGGGTGATTCTTTGACCAATCCATTAATTCTTTTAATGAATGAGGCATTTCAATCGTATTGTTGTCGGGNTTAACCATTCCATCCACGGAATATCCATGCCTAACATCGCCACCACGAGCATCATTGTATGGGCTAATTGGCATGTTTTACCTACTGTATAACGCCGCCGGGGGTGGGTGTCATAGGCTGTTCGTTGCCTTCAAGACGCTGAATCATGCCCGGATCAAGTATTTGCCGCACAATTCCCAAGCCAGCGGGGTTTGCAGCCATTTCTTCAGCTAGTTTAACCGCCGCAATTCGTTCACGGCTTTCCCGATCCCGCTTGCGATTGGTTGCATCAAGCTGCGCATCAATGTTTTTCTGCTGAATTTCTGCCATTTTGACTTGTTCTTCAGGCGACAGACCTTGCCCACCGCCCATTTTCTTTTGAGTTTCGGCAACTTTNNTCTGCGCTTCCATCATTTTAGACTGCGCCGTAATCATCGCAGCCTGACCAGCCATTTGCGCAGCTTGAGCCTGCGGATCTGGCGNTTGTGGGTTGTTTACTTGGTCGCGTAAGAGAGAATTGGCGTTATTCCAACCCAATGTAAGCAGTGCTTCACGGTTAACCGCTTCCAAATTGTACAATGTTGGTGCTGTTTGGGCCATTTGAACCAATGCAGTTACCTTCATAACGCGCTGAATATGGCTTGCCGTATTAGGATCTGCTTGAGGAACTAATTCATAATTGTCCAACGCATCTAGGAATGTTTTCTCACTCCATTTATTGGCAGGGCGTTTATTTCTTTGCCAAAATGATTCGGGGTGCTCCCTAAAGCATTGAGCTAACAATTGAAATTCGTCTGCTTGAGCTGCATGCATACGTTTGTGAACGCTATTGAGCAACTTTTGGGATTGTTCAATCATAGCCAACATGGTTCCAACAGGCGCTTCTGCCTTGCCTTCACCTACTTGCATCTCTGCGGTGCCGCCCAAACGCTGTCCATATTGGCTAATTGTCTCAGCAAATGCGGCTAATGCGCCAGATGGCTCTTTATAAGGCAATGGCATGACTGCTTGTTGAATGGGCATGCCTGCCGTATCAATTTGTGCCCCGCCACCGGGAGGAACACGGAAGATATTACTGTTCTGACGGCCAGATGTCTTGGCATACAAAAAGCCGGGGAAGTTAGAATACATGCCTGCGTCAAGCAATTCACGCCAAACTGCTGTTAAACCGTTGGTTGTATTACCCAAAATGTGAAGCAAGCCCATGCCGTAGAATTTAAGGCCCGGCACAAAATCGTATTTGACAAAATGGGTATTAGCTTCAGGCAATTGCTGATCTTCTTCATCATAATTCCTAACAATATTAAGAATTTGTTTAGAAGATACGTCAATAGTTACGCGATAAGGTACTTCCAAACCAGATGGTTCGCCATCAATTTNATGCTCATAGCCCGGAATATCTAACTCGCAGTAGCACTCATATATTTCGCGGTCCCGATCTTCAGCAACATTGATGTCGNCTTGAAGTCCTTGGATGGCGTTCTTTTCTTTTTGAACGGCGTCAAGTTCCTTCTGCTTGGTTTGTCCCAAATCGACATCACGGTAGGCACCAATAATCTGCATCCGTTTGACAACCGAAGGACGCATAGAGATTCTATGGGTAATACGCCGAGCATTTGAGAGATCCGTCGCTTCATTGTTGACAATTAAATCATCCGCATCAACCGTTTCGGAGACAGGACGATTACGCAAAGGGCAATAGTAGACCTTCTTAAAGGCCGACCCGCCAAACCCAAGCATGAAAAGCATTTTATCCGTGTCAGGATAATACTCTTTAGCTACTGCAGTCAAATAATGATTGAAGTCTCTTTCTAAATATTCCGCTTGTTGGTCCATTTCTGGACCGTCTTGATTGCTGTCAACTCTTACTTTAACAGGCCCGTCAGTGGGCAAGAGTTCTGCCCTTGCATTCGCCTGAAAGCGCAGTACGGATTCCAACAGGAGCGGGTGACGGATACGGGACATTCCTTCAACAGGTGCGCCATCGGCTGTGCCTTGCTGGCCCGGAATTTCAATTTTAAGCCCCAGTAGTCGTAAACCCTGTGCGCGGTCTTCAATCCACTCTTTGCGGCTATCAATATCTTCTTCAATACCTTTAATAAGACGATGCGCGATCTCAGACAGCGCATTTTCATCCATTTCTTCGGCCAGNTTTTCATGCCAACCTTCTGTTTTTTTTCTTTTAGAAGATTCAATAGGACGCCCATCCAAGGAAACGCTAATAGAACCGTCCCCGTGGTCAATACGGAGAACATTGCCATCAATGTCCATTTCTGGCTGGTCAGCATCTTCATCCGCATCCATTACAATGACGGTTTCTTGCCCCTCACCAAGAGGCAAATCNGGCTGATCTTGGTCAAGACGAATGTTAGGGACTAATCCGGGCACCAAAGCCATGTGCTGTATCCTGTGAAAATATTCAGCACACTATAAGCCAATTATGCTTTGTTCGCAAATGTATCGTCGTCGTCTTTGTCGTTATAATCAAGGTCAGGCTTCTCAAGCGCCTCAATCATGCGCAAAAGTTCAAGCCGAAGTTCATCCTTGGTATCCCCCCAAGGACTTGCCGCGTTGCTTGTCATGCCCTGTACATTGCCATCTTTATCGTAAAAAACCTCGTGAATGGCGTATCCAAAGTCTGGATCACCAAACAAATTACGGGTTTCGTACTTAATGACCCTATGATTCCAAGTCATCATATGCGTCTCCTTTTGTAAGACGCTTGCTTATTTACATGGTTTGCAAATTTTCGTCAAGTGATTCAGCTAAAGCTTTAATTAGATTGAAAGCTATACTGCGTTTGAGGCGAAATTGATGGAATTTAGTGTCAATAACGAGGGACAATTTAACGTAACCGTCCCCCATATCTTTAGCGACAACTGTTTCAATTGTTGGAAATTTTTTATTTTCTTCGGTCATGAACCAACCATTCCGCAATACCCGTAATCATCACTATAAACCCAATCTTGGGTTTCGTCGTCGTCCCACGAAGCCCATCGCCATGCCGCGCACAAAGTAGAAACACACGGTTTACCAATTGGCGAACCGTCTACGGTTATTTCTTTGCCCGGCATATTGTTTCCCCTGCCAAAGGGACAAATCAGCTTGGACATTTCCTCTGGCGTCATATAATGCGGGTTGTCGGCCATTTACGTAGGCTCCGCTGGTAAAAAACCAATTGGCTCGCCTGTTTCATCATCTAAAAGTTCAATTTCAAACACACGTTCTGTTGGCAAATAGGCCACCAAATATAATTCGGGATAAGGGTTATCTTCGGTTTTAGCAGGATAATTGTAAAATTTTACCGCCCCGTCATATATATCGCAGCTATCAGCTCTGATATAAAGATGGTCTACGCCAGAATTATCGTATTTATTAAGCGTTATTTGCCAAGCATACTTACCCATCACTATCTCCTATACTGGATATAAAGGTTGGTTTTCTCTACTACCTTGCCAGACATTCCCCGCGGCCAACTCCGCTGTGCGTTCTGCGCCGCGCTGCAACATTCCTGTGCCGCGCAACCAGTTTAATGCCTGAGTTACGGTGTCGTGTAAATCGTCATGTTTGCCTTTTGGAAAGGTGGCGCATTGTGAGACAACCATTTCCGCCCACACCTTAAACAATTCACCCTCTTTGTCCGTCGGGGCCATAACCATTCCTTCCGAAAACAAATGCTGAATAGCATAAGTGCGCGCTACCTTGTCTAGACCTTTAGGATCTATTAACCGTACACTGTAATTCTCGTACCCAAACAATCTGCGCAATTCTTGGCTAACCGATATACCCGACGCTTTATTTTCAATCAGCAAATAGTCAATTTTCCATTCTTTGGCGGATGCGCCAATCTTTTGCACTAGTTCGTGTAACTCCATCCGGCCTTGCCAAGCATGCATCAAAATGGCTTTTGGAACATCTGCCTCTCGCTCTTCTACCGAAATGCGCTGCCAATTGCCTCCCATGTCATTACCAATGACGCCGGAAGCTGTTCCTGCATCTCTAAAGACACCCCAAATAGTGCAAGCAGAAAAGTCCCCCTCAAATTCTTTTGCGCCAAATGCCGTATCAACAGACGCAATAACAATTTCCAAATTGTGCGGAAATTTTTCTTTTGTCCATTCGCCCCACCATTCGCGTTTTATAATACCGCCGCCTGTTGGCTCTGGCCTCTGCTGTAGCTGGCCTGCTGCGGCGTATGGGCCAAGTGTTTTTTCAAGCAATGTAACTTCTTCATCTCCAAATCGTTCAGGCCAGAGCAATTGGCCCTCCTCAATCCTTTCATCAGTCCATATAACTGGCTCGCCGTCATTAAACTCTGCGGGTACAAGTACATTGTATGTTCTCCTTGCCGACTCAAAGCGCATTGGCAAGCACAAGTGTGTCCAGTCGCCAATGTCTTTGGAGAGTATATGACCAGTAATATCGTTTTCTGACAACCGCTGTTGAATGACAATTTTTACGCCGCGTTTAGGATCATTGAGTCGGGTAGACCACGCCATGTCCCACCACTCAATGGTTGACGCAACAATAGCGTCACTATTAGCTTCTTGCGCATTATTTGGATCGTCGGCAATCAAATAATTACCCCCCAAACCCGTTGTGGCAGATCCAACCGATACCGTATTGCGGATGCCGTTCTTATCATTCTGGAATCGCGTTTTAGTGTTCTGGTCGCCCACCAATTTAAATCTGTCACCCCAAAGAGTCTGGTACCATTTGCTTTCAATTAAACGGCGGCATTTAACCGAATCTTGCACAGAAAGATTCATGGCATAGGACGAGTTCAAAAACTGCATGCCGGGGCCAGACGTTGGCGAGGAAACGCTTTGAGTCCATACCCATGCTGGGAACATAGTCCCAGTAATGGTTGACTTTGAGAATCTAGGCGGCACGTTAATGATTAAATTCCTAATATATCCATCAGCGCATGCCTGTAAATGNTCGCAAATAGCTTGTAATGCAAAGCCGCCTTCAGCAAACGGGGCGGAGTCAATTTCACGCCATGCCCTTTGCGTGAAATTATATAAACTTTCTTCATAGTTAGCAGCCTTCAACTGGCGGTATACCTCCCGCCGTTGACCTTCTGTCATCTTTTCAAGGTCAAATTTCATGCTGCCTTCTTTGTCACTTTAGATCGTAATTCTTTTAACCGTTTAATTGCATTGTCTGGATATGCCCGGCTAATGTGCATAATAGATTTAATCTGTTCTACTGTTTTTCGGCGTCCTATATATTTGCCTAAATCATGAGATACGAGATCTTGCTCTATATCGCGCATAATTGAAACAGTTCTGTTTACAGCCAATACAACTTTATCATAATCTGGCTCATCCACGCCAGAGGCTTCAATCATAGCCTGAGCCGCCCTTTGTGCTTGCGTTTGATAAACACTGGGAACATCAAACTTAGGGTGCATGTTAAATTCGTCCAAATACTCCATAATAAGGTCATTTAACGTCATTATAGCTTCTAAACCAACAAGTTGAGTTTTCATTTTATTGCCTTTAACTTAACTTTCGTTTTGAACNTTGCAGATNGGGACTCCAGTGCCGCATTTGCAATGTCTTTGCTGTCTGCATTATATTGAGCTTGGGATATTTCCGTCAAAGACCATTCCAGATCATTTATCCGCAATTGGTTTTCAGCCAATCTATCCATCATGTCATGAATAAATTCTGCAACGTGATCCAATTTTGCATACCTGCACTCAAAGCATAAATCCCAATAATCAGGCCATCGTTTCGTCATCATCGCCCCCAAGCAATTCACGCATGTGTATCCAAAGCTCTCTCATGTCTTCGCGCAACTTTTCATAATGACGTATTTCTTCAAAGCGTTCATCAATTAAATCAGCGGCTTGCCATTCCAAAGTGGTTTCCTTTGGCCAAGGAGAAATACCTGTAATAGGGTCGCGTTCACAATCTTCACAACTTTGCGCTTGTTCACGCAATGCATTAACAATTTCGTTTGGAAAAATATATTTAGGTGGTTTCGGATTAAACCGTTTGTCAGCTACAGCTTGTTTAGCTTGCTCAAGCAACCACGAATCGTACCATTCTTGTATTTTACCCATCACTCACTCTCCTTTACTGTTTCGGTTGGGCATTCATCAAATGGATGGTCTGCTGATATGGTCTTAACATTTAAATTTATCCTTTTACCAATCCAAGCCATAACTGGCACGGCCATGCTGTTGCCGAGAGCCTTGTAGCGCGGCCCGTCTGCCGCTCCAGGAATAGCAGTGTAATCATCTGGGAAACCTTGCAAGCGTTCACACTCGCGGGGGGTCAGGCGGCGCACAGCCATTGACTGATTGACCATATTCTGGCCGCGATCAGCGCATGGCGAACTATCATGCCTCGCAGATAATGTACCGGCAATTTCTCCAAATTGGGTTATCGCCTGCACCACATAATCACCGCCTTGATTACCACCTGATGGACCTGCTGCCATAATTGGCTGAGAAACATCAGTTTCACGGGCTTTGTAATCTTTGCCAGAGTTCATTGGCATGATGCTATAGGGTTGCGCCACAAGATCAGTCGCCGCCTTAAAGTCCCGCGCACTCATCGTCGATGCGATGTCGTCTGTCCCGTATTCGTCGCTGCGTTGCCGGTCAAAGCAAGCCGCAACGTACCACCCATCCTCTTGGAAC